CATTGAGTGTCTTGCCTTTGGTTTCGCGTGCCTTCTTAATCTTACGAGGATCAATGGCACGGAGTTCTTGGATACCGTCCTTTGGATTTTTGCTATCAATCATGATGTGATAATAAAGGCGCCCGTCCACATACCACTTCTTAAATATATCGTATGCATACTCATGAAATGCAAGAAGCCGAAGAACTTCATCGAATTCATCGGCAATCTTGGTTTTGATTGGTTCTGGAATGTCAACATTACCTAACGAAATTGAAACGGGAGACTTGCCTTGTTCGGTGATCACCGATTCGTTTACAATATCATCAATGGCAAGCTCAACCTCTGGATTCATTGCCATTTCACGATAACGTGTAATTAATTCAATCTCGTTCTTGACAGTTCCTTCAAGATCAAGATAGGTTCCATAGGCACCACCAGTTACAGTTGGACCATGAAGCTCAACTGCCGCATCTTGGTTTTCGGGCGCAGCAAAGGGTTGAAGTCTCTCTTCGGGAACCTCTTCGTCATCCGAACCTATAGTGAATCCTAAGAATTTACGTTTTGCCATAAGATAAAACCTTTCCGACAGGGGTTACATAATATTATATATAGCCCCCGTCAGAAAGTTAATTATGTGGTTTGGTGAACACCGTCATTGGCTTGCCAGTAATCATACTGCCAAGTAACAGCGTATTCCTCAATCGCGTCGTTCTGATCCCAACCCAATTCAATGGGAGCAACCGATGCGGGCCAGCAGTTGATGATTGTAATTTCTTTGGCAACATCACCAGTCTTGGCGTATTGCTTTACAACTGCATCAACCTGATAGTCTGTTCCAGTGATCGCTCTTTCATTTCCTGCATGAGTATTGATACCGTTCATCCAGTTTGTTAACCCTGCGTGTACAGCAAAGTCCTCATCATTAATAATTGTGGTTGTCCATTCGGCAAAAGTTCTGTTCCCTGCTAGTTTAATGTTCCTACCGAAGTATGGAACTTCAACCAAACCAAGATCAGCACCGGGAAGTTGTGCAGTCTTACACATGAATGTAATCTTCTGCCCAGCTTCGCCAGTGGCAACTGATGTTGGAAAGGGAACCGTAATTTCAAATAAATTAGGACGAGCGCCCTGACCTGTAAGGTTTGCTCTGAAATTGTTAATTGAAAAAGGCATTCTTTTGTTCTCCTTATAATATCCTAATTCTATTTATGAAATAACCTTAGAAATTGCCTACTACTTCTGAGAAATCAACTCCGGTTGCAACCGCAACGAAGTTAAGTTGAATGAAGTTAATTGACCTTGCAGGCTTGATGTAAATATCTCCAACAAACTCGTTTCGATCAACCACGCTTCCGGGGTTATTTGTCTCATCGCAGACAACCTTAAAGTCATTGATGCCTCTTCGACCTTGACAATCCCGAAGGAACGGTTCAACCATATTTCGGAATTGCGCTCGCGTAAAGTCATCATTAAACTCAAAGAGTTGGAACTTGGCAGCAGTTGAAATTGCCTTTTCTAGCACGATGAACAGCCTTCGCACATTCAGTCGATCAAATGCACTCGGTCGTGTGGCTGAAGTCTTGTCGCCGAACAGGAGTGTTCCCTGACCGGGGAAAGATACAACCGGATTGATCTGCTTACGGTACAGACTATCGCGATGTGCCTTCGATGGATTGTATGCTAGTTTAACAACATTCTTAATCTGACCTCGATTGTACCCAGCAGGGCTCCACCAAGGATCGCGGGCTTGATCTGTTCTCGCAGTAAGACCAGCAATATCACCATTTAATGGAATCCAACGATATACATTATTGTACTTATCATACTGATACTTCCAACCGCTATCCAAGAAAGCATAAGAAGTATTCTTGTTGGTCTTTTGAGTTCTGAATCCTGCTGTTCCTGTTAGATTAGTCAATCTCGCCGAATCTGTTGATGCACTAACAACATCAGACTTCAGTGGTGAGTAAAAGGTTACAGCATCTTTTCTTGTCGTAGCAATGTCAACAGCGTAATTGATGTTGGTTTCCTGATCCGAATCAGCGAGATCAGCACCACCTGTACCAGCAACGATCAATGAGATATTCTCTTGGTCTGTATCCTTGAAAATATCCCATGCTCTTTGATAGTCGCCACCACTAAGTTTTTGTGATGATTGCCTACCAGTGTCTATTCCACCAGAAAGACCAAATGATGTCTTTCCGAGCGGCGTGTTCGCAAAAGTAACACCATCGGCTGCTGACTTACCGTTGTCTGCACCTAATGCGGCAGTTGGGCTACCAACATAAACATATTTGGATTTTCTGTTAAGAACTTCCTTAAAGTAAATGGATTCTCCAGCAGCATTCTTTGCGTCAACTGCTTTTGATAGGGCTGGGTAAAGCTCAAGCACTGTATTTGCGGTGTCCGCAAATGCACCTACCGTCTTGTTGACAATGGCAATGTGAATTTCATCATTTGCCGATCCCCGATCTGAGGCATACTGTGATGTGCCGGGAGCATAATCAAAGTATATATTAGACGACCAATTTTGGAAGCCATGAGTTACTCCCGCAGGAGAGTCACCTGCGTGATCGCAAACTTCTACGATAAGATCGTTTCCTAGAGAACCGGCATATCTCGCATAAAAAGTATTCGCAGTTGATGGAGCTTCATTTAACACATTGACGAAGTGATCTTCGTCTCTAATCAGGGTTGCGCCGCCGATGGTAGATCCATTATAATCAGCAGCATTTAATGTACCTGATGAATTATTTGCCGCACGGACAACATGAAGAGCAGTTGTGTACGCAAGAAAGTTTGCAGCACTGAAGAAATCGACTGCGGTATTTGAATCCGGCTTACCAAACTGATCTGCTAGTTCATCTTCGTTTGAGATTAGGGTTGACTTCTCAATCGGACCCCAGCGAAAGCGACCGACGAACGCACCGATGCTCGTTGATACAGCGGGGATCACTGTCGTCAAATCAATTTCAGATACGTTGACTCCGGGTGAAACTTGAAATGGCATGTTCTCTTCTCCTTATGAGGATATGGCATATAATAATATCACGAAACCATAAACTTATTCCTCAATATTTATAAAAAAGGAGTTTTTCAATGCCTGTCTACATAGAACCATGCCTGCCCTTCATCGTCTACAAACCCATCATCTTCAATGGTGTTTGTGAACCCGAAGGGTAGGATCTCATCTTCCATTGCCTGCATTTTCTCTTCAAGCATTCGCCGTCTGAGGTCAAGGTCTGTTATGTCCTTGAAGTGCGGTTGTGATGTCAACCATGCAAACAAAAGCATTGACATAACAAGATCATCATGGCACCCAACGTCAGCCTCATAGGATTGTGCCTTGGAAACGAACGAACTCAACTCGGAAATGGTTTCAAAGTCATTTGTGATGAGCTTTTCGCCTTCAATCAGATCCTTGAGCATTGAACACCCAACCTGCTTTACCTTCTTTGACATGGTGATGCCTAACTGTGTGGCACCCTTTCCGAATCCACCATCAAATACCTGACCGGCACGACCCTTTGCAGTGATCAATACAATGTTTTCATATTCCATTTCACCGTGTAGGATGTCAGCAACCTGTTGACCGATGCCATTGGTTTCAATTAAAACATAGGCATTGTTATACTTTTGAGCGCATGATGCAACAACGCTAGGGTATAACAGCGGAGATATAGACGAACTACGATACTTGGCAACCTGTCTATACGGAAACTCGGTTGCATCAAACACAGAGAATGCCGAATAGTCCAGATTTTCCCCGCGAGACACATCCACACCCATTGCATAGATGCGGTCCTCTCTTGGATGCTCATAGATGTCAATACCACTACGGTTTTCAATTGGTGATTTGAATACGAGAGTTTTTAATGTTCTATTGTGAATGAGCGTATTGGTGCCACCGACAAACTCACCCTCAAATTCCTGAGCCCACCTCTCTTCACCAATATTGCGAATGGTTTCTTCTTTCCACTCATCATCCCTGCCGGGAACATCTCGCCAATGTACATTGACAGGGACGTAGTTGTTTCGCTTATCCTTGGCATCCTCCCACATCTTGTAGAAGTGGTTCAATCCGTTAGGTGTGGATACTACTACAATCTTGGTAGATGTACCAGATGAAATTGTAGGATACACGGATGCCATGAACTCGTCGGCAATGTTAGGCGGAACGAATGCAAACTCGTCA